CTAGGTAAAAATTGAATAGGTTGATTAAGAGTACCCATTTTATTGTACTCTGTCTTGGCACCTGCCTTAACTTGTAGGGCGTTATATACTTGCATATTATCTTAAATTTCTAAACGATTGTTTTGGAACCTTCATGCCAAAAGTATTACCAGATCCACCAATATGGCGAAACGGGCTCCTAATTAATTTACTGAATTTATTGGAGTTATCCAACTTTTTTACATTGTCGGTTTCCTCATATCTCTTTTTATATCCCCTGTTTGCCTGCTGTACTCTAGCAAAGGCAATCAATGCTGCAAATGATACAAGTCTATCCACGTTTACTCCATCTCTATACTCAATCATTTCTTTTAAAAGCATAGGGTCTGGTATCCTTTCTATACCATAGGTAGTTCTTACAATCTTACCTTCTGATGTAACTTCCTGGTCTAGCTCTTCTGTCAAGAAATCAATAGCGTAGCTAATCATGTGACTCTTAAATAGAGTACCGGTGTTTCTCCAACCATATTCCTGGTAAACATTAGCATTAGCCCCTATATCTTTTAGGAATAATATCTGAGATCTAGGTACTAGATATTTCTGCTTTTTCCTGTCAATCATATAGGTAATAAACTGCGGGATGTTATTTTCAACTATTGTCCACGCATTATACCACTCTATAATCATTTCAAGTCTCTCATGTGTCTTTTTAATATCATCAAAACGACCACACCAAGCAGCTACAATTTTATCTCTTTCTATAAATGTCTGTATCTCGGAACCATTATTCTTGGTAACTTCAACCGGAGTCTTGTAAACATATATGGAACACAGTGATTCTGAGGTAGTTGTCTTACCTTCAGACACAGGGTCAATAGATGCATAGTACATTCCAAACTCTGGATTCTTAACCGGTCTCTCCCATACTACTAAAGTACCTGTTTTATCCTCGGTGTTTTTAGTAACCGGGAATTCCATAATAGGTAATTTACTTGTAGTCTCTACTTCAATCTCACCCTTTATATTTCTATGAATGTCTAAGAATTCATAAGGATACAGTTTCTCATCTATCCTATGTATCTGCCCAGTAACTAGGTGTGCAGGAAACAATGACAATGTTCTAAAATCAAATGCTTCTTTTATATTTCTAGGATGCTGAGAAATACGTAGCTGGTATTCTTGAGGATCAAGTTCCTTTTTCCATTTAGCAAATAATTCATCTAAAGCTTCTAATGATTCTTTTACCTGAGAATTACCAAACTTATCTACATATGGTGGCATTGACCATTGCTCTGGTATAAATAGCCCAGTAGTACCGATAGTCCCTTTATCATCAATTAGTGTAGATGGTACAGCATATATATCATTTGCTTCAGGATGAAGAATTAGTTTTTTGAGAGGATCACACTGACTCAAGTCACCGACAGAACCAGCCGCTATAAAAGTACCGGTAGTAATCATACCGGATCTAAGAGCTGGTCTTAGGTATTCATAGGTCTGATTCATCTTAGGGGCAATCCCGGCTTCCTCGTGAAAGAAGTATTTAGTAGGACCACCGACACCAGTAGTTGGACTCTTTTCAAAAGACATTGCTTGGATTACACCCTTAAGACCTATCTCAGTCTTTCTCTTTTGACCCCCTACAAAGTTAGATATCTCAATCTTCTGCTGCCAGAACATTGTTTTATTGGGGTTCATCGGTCTATACCAAGCTGTATGTTTATTCAGGAATGACTCATATTCATTAAGAAACTTCCAGCTACCCTTCTCATTTATGTAGTCCTTAAGACTAGCTCCCATCTTTAGGGTAACCCCTTCCTCAAACCATATCTGATTTATGAGTTTACCGCAGTGGAAATAAGAACTAGCAATCTGACGTTTCTTTAAAATAGCACAGTGCTTATAGTCTAGCTCAGCAAGTATCTCATAGAGAGCCATGTGGTACTGAGCATCTCTAACATCAGCAAAACCGTACTTCTGAGTCTCTTTATTAAAAATGGGCAGGAAGTTTAACCACATGTAGTAGTCACGGCTGATGTACCAATTTTTGGTACCTGACTTATAGATTACACCCTTTCTACATTTCTCTTTCTCTGTTTCCCAGTACTTTATAAAGTCTTTAGTTCCAGCTGGTGCTGTGCAATAAATTCCGTTTTTATTAAACAGTCGTGCTTGTTCATTAAACAGTTGAGATACTTCATCAAATTCATATTCCCCAGGTTCTTTAAAGATTGACAGGCAGAATTCATAGAAGTGTTTTCTACTTTCAAAGTCTGTGTAGGTCCATTCTCCATTATCAAAAGTGGGTATATGTTCGTAGATTTCAGTACTCATTTAATAGCTTAAGTATCTCATTTAGAGCCTCATGTCTATGGTTCTCTGTAAGAATAATTTTATTTACAAAGTGTGATTTTTCTATTTTAGGAATATCATGAATAGCAGATTCACTCTTTATCTTAAGGTCTATCTGCTGCATATCCCCAGTGAAAATCATAATAGAACCCTTACCTAATCTACCTACACACATTTGTAACTGTGCTTTAGTTAAGTTCTGAAACTCATCTACTATGCACACTGCATTCTCAAATGTTCTTCCTCTAAAGTGACTAAGAGATACTAGTTCTATGTGACCTTCCTCTTCCATCTTATTTAAGATGTCTGGTTTATCATAGACCTTTCTCATATTAGACTTAATAGGCACCAACCAGGGTTCCATTTTTTCCTTCTCAGAACCAGGAAGAAACCCATTATCTTCAGTAGATACTGTAGGTCTGGTTATAATAATCTTATTTACTTGCCTTTTGAAGTAAAGATCTAGGGCAATTTGCACTGCCACTAAAGTTTTACCGCTACCAGCATACCCTATCAAGAAGTTATATGGCGTACTGATAATCAGTTCTTTAGCTCTCTTCTGCTCTTCTGATAAAGTTATTGAAAACTTTATCTCTCCCTTAGGTGGGGTCTTTTCAATATTTGTCTTTGCCATACTATAAAGATAGGAGTTATCTCACATTCTCAAAGAACTTCTTTGTCAAAAAACCTATAAGGTAACGCCAAATTAGTAGACTTCATATCCATAAAAGGCTCCATGTACATTTTAAGAGCAGGACTTTCTAATGATGGTATAACTCCATGTTCTACTAAAGCTAGGACTACATCTTCCTGATCCTGTTCAATGCTAACTAATACATTAGCATTGTATATCTCTAAATCAATTACAAAGAACTTCCCATTATAGCTGGTCGTATGCAAGTCCTTGTCCTCCTCTGACTTGACTTTTCTGCTCGTCCTGGAGGTCTTTGAAGGCACCTTTGTAGCTCTCGCGGATCTGTTGAAATTTTGCTGCTGCACTGACAAGTGAGTTAATGTTTCCATCTCTACCATGTGTTATTTCAGTTTTTTCCATGTAAGTTGCTAGTTTATCTAGCATTTGTTTAATACCTCTGTATGCTCTTGATGTAGGTGTCTCATACATATCAGAGCAAAACTTAAGGGCTCCAATTATATCTGGATCATCAGTAGAAAAGTCAGCATCAATCTCAGCTAAAATTACTTCTTCTTTATCAAGTTCAGAAATGTTAAAAAAGGGATTTGTATCAGGATTTGGACAGGTCATATAAAATATATACTGGTATATCTTAAGGTAGTCATCCGGATGGTTATCCATTATTTTCTTAAGGGTTGTGAGTGTGTAACAGTGTTCTGTTGGTATCACAATCCCATTTTGTATATCAAATAGTTTTACAATCATTTTCTGTCTAAGCTTATATTCTTACAAAATCTTAGTTCTTTATTATTTAGTGTCCATATCTCTCCATCATCCATAGCACAGGTAAATAATAAATCATGCTCTTGGCTGTAGTCTATAACTAAGAAAGCGTAGCCTTCCATATCATCTGATACCCTTTTAATAGGGATCATTGGATTAAGCTGAAGGACTAGACAAAGCTTTCCTGGTTTTAGCTTTGGGTTGTGCTTTAAAATTATATAGAGGTATAGACTAAGCTGAAGAGCATAGTGATTATAGTTACAATCATCAAGATGAGATACTGGATGAAGCATCTTTTTAGATATGCCTTCCCAGTTTTTGTACGATTCCTTCTTGATCTCTTTATTTGTTTTGTAGTCATAGATATCAACTCTGCCATTAACAACCTCTACTCTATCAGATTGCCCACAAACACCAGCTGATTTTAGATACACAAAATGCTCTGGATAAATACCATCCTGAAGCTTTTGCTTAGGTGCTGTCTTTAATCCATCAACTTCTACAGACTTGACAATCTTTAAATCAAAGCCATCTCTGTTGATAGTATCGCAGTCAAGTATATCTGATTCCCTTTGGTTATGGTACCAGGTACCTAGTGTAATAGCTCTATCTGACTCATTCTTCCAAGCTTCTTTTATTTCTTCTGGAGTCATACCATACCACTTACTCTTCTTATTTTTAGAGGACTTCTCAGCTATAGCATCAGCATCAAAATGCTCTTTGAAATTAGAGATTACACTTGTAACACTTGTCCATTGAATGTTTTCAGATGGATCAATGCTTACATATTTGTGTTCCTGTGGTAGAAATTTAACTGACATCCTTTTCAATTTTCTTAAGTAAATCCTCTTCCTCTTCACTTGATAGGACAGCTTGCCACTTGTCCGCTTCGCACTTAGATGCAAGAGACCTTTGTAAAAACTTGAGTGAACAACCGCATACCCCACAACAGGGCTGAGTTCCGGGAGCAAAACATTTGTCACCGCTTCTGTCAATATTAGGGCATTCTTGACATATTTTATCCCTTGCTTGCGCAACTTCTTCAACATGTTCATCTTTAAATATAGAGTTCTTGATCCCTTCAAGAATCTTTCCCTTCTTCTTCCATACTTCTAGTAATGTTGCCATATCTGTCGGTTTTTATTTTTTTATGTCTATCTCTTTCAGCTTTAAGCTGTTCAGCAGCACGTTCTAATATCTCTAGTCTATCCTTAAGATTCTGATATCTGAGATACTTAGAGAAATCCGGATTTTTAAATCCAGCCATTGATACCTTGTACTTAAATATTGTCTTATCTAGAACTTTAGGTTTTAGTTTAAACATACCTAAACTTTCTATATTTATTCTAGGATAAGCTATAGTAAGCATGCTTTTTCTAACGTTAGACCAGTAAAAGTCCATTACATCTGACATCAACTGTTTATCACAATCAAGGTCTTTAGCAATTTCATCTAGTATATTTCTAAACTTCTTAGGATTCAATGCGTACAATTTTATAGTCCAGCAGTATGTTTCCTTCGGTCTGAATCTTTAGGTCTGGACTTATCTTAATCTTCTTCTTACCCTTACCCTGTTTTATAATAAGGTTTCTTTTTTCAGCCTTTGTAAGCGCATTCCTTACAGATTGGCTGCTGCCAAAAATCTCCTTCTCAGCAGCAGCCTGACAAAAATCTGTAAGTTCACGTTCACCAGATAAAGCTAGCAGGGTCAGGCAATTTAGATCAAGAGTAGAAACAGGTATGTCTTTTAATTGACAATGCACAGCAATCTGGAACTTAGTAATGTCCCAGATCTCCATGCGTATTCTTTTCTGTACTTGATTAACGATTGCCATGTTGGTTTAAGCTAGCAATTAAGACTTCTTCAGTGATCTCTTTTTTTCTCCAGAAGGTCCTGAAGTTTCTGGCTCTTCTCCAGGTTCTTGAGGTTCCTGTGGAGATTGGATTTGAGCTTGGCGTACCATAGCAACAAGTCTTCTTAGACGGTGTTCCTCAATATCAGCACCTAGTTTTTCAAACTCTAGCTGCACTTGCATAAAGTCAATCTGTTCTTTATAAAAGTCCAACATCTCTTGTTTTCTAGCTGCAATAAGCTCGGGGGTAAGCTCAATACCTTGAGCTACATCCTCATCTGTCATAAATGTTTGATCCATTATTTTAAGTTTATGTTCACGCAAATATATACAAAGAAGTTTAAACTTCCAAAAGTTAAATAAAAACCCTTAGACGTTTCTAAGGGTTTTCTCAACAACTTAAAAGTAAACAATTATAACAAAACACAGAACCACACATAAGTGCAGACAGCACTCAATCTTTCTTTCCTTTCAAATATCCTGTAAGCTCAGCTAGCGCTGCATTCATTGAATTGACAGAAGAGGATATAGCATCAATCTTAATGTCTAGTCTTTCACTTGCAGACTTCTGTTCCTCCCTTAGTTCACCTATCCTGGTATGGATATTCTGTTCTTTTTTACTAAAGTCTTCTTTAGTTTCTTTAAGAGATTGGTTTAGGTTAACCATGTCCCGGGAGTGATTCTCTTGCATATTACTAAAATTAGTGCTTAATCTATCAACAGATCTCTTAAGTGTGTAATAAAGACCAGACAGTGATGCCACTCCAACTACTATAGTAATTACATCCCTTGTCTCGAAGAATACTGCTCCTGGTTCCATAAGATTACAAACAAATATATATGTTTAATATACTAAGAAAAGTCATAACAAAGCAAAATAAACTGTACTAAATGTTAGCCCTGCTATGCCTATGGTCAGACCTAGATTTTGTGCTATAAGTTTCCTGTTTCTCTTCTTGAGATCTTTGATCTGCATCTCCTTTTCCTGTGCTATAGCTTTCTCAATAGCCTGCTTATTCTCATAGATTTGCTGCAGAAGTTCATAGCTGTTAGCCTGGATACCTGTAATCTTAGAATAGTAATGAACTTTAAGCTTCTCTAGCTGATACAAACTATCTATTTCCATAGATGTATTGTACCAGTACATCATGCTAGCGAAGTTTAGGTTCATTAACTGCAGGTCGTAGGTCGTAAGTCTTGGAGTAAAATCCGGATTTAAGGAGAGAGTCTGACTTTTGGAGCGTTGACCTAAACTGCTTATTTGAAGTAGGGTCATCAGCATTAAGAATATTGTATATCTCATCTTTATAGTATTTATTTACTGTGTACTGTTTTTGTATGATTGTGTCTGAACGGAAGTTTAAAGAGTCTATCTTAAGATACAACTCATTAGCTGCTTTTGTATTCTTGTCTATAACTTTAAGCAGACTATCATTAAGAGTCTCTAGTCTTGTAACTGCAGGGTTTTGAGCAGGCTTACTCTTACATCCTTTGAAGGATAGGATCATGATAATACCTATGACAGTTATTACCAAAATGTATGAGCCCAGTTTTATTAACTTCTTTTTTTCCATCTTGTTATATGTAGGTTTTTGTTTAGTGGTCTAATCTTTACATATACCCCATCACCAGATCTAGAGTCCCTGGTTCCCCTCTCATTAGTGTTTCCTTCTATTGTCCTGACTGAGTACTTACCAACAGCATCTACTATCCCTGTGTGACCTATATTTTTATATCTACCTCTTCCATCATTATAACTTAAGGTCATTACAAGAACATCTCCTGAACTAAAGGTTTTATAAAATGAACCATTAGTAAAGATTACATCCTTTTTATTGTATGCAGTTGGTGACCACCCTGTAATAGTGTGTGGTACATTACACTCATCAAGCATAGCCATAACAAAGAAAGAACACCAGGCATACCCTGGTTTCCACCCTACTGCAGCTAGTTTATTCCTTAAATCTCTATCTGTAAATCCTTTATTATTACCACCTTTTTCTCTTACTCCGACATAATAGTTGGCGGTAACTCTGACACAGTAACCGTCATTAGCAACCACACTATAAAGAGGAATAATACTAAGAATAAAAAGTAAACAAATAGATATAACTTTATTCTTTGCCATACCGTTAGTTCTTTTTTAATTTGTTCTTTAATTTCATCAGAATAGAAGTATCTCTGCAGACTTCTAAAGTTGAAGTTGATCCCAAGGAACACAACAAAGTTTGCAAAGATCAGAATTAGTGCAGCCATGAATACTATCTGAATATACTCTGTAGATATCAGTGCAACTCCAAAGTATTCATACCCGTATCTACCAGCTAAGAAAAAAGCTAGAAAAGCTACAGGAACACTCCATACTCCATCATAGAGTTGGAGGCGGTAAATAAGTTTTTTAATTATGCTTTTCATTATAGAACTTTTACAAGTATTGATGATTCATTATTAGATACATTGGTATCAGATATTCCATTTACCTGTGTAATTTTAATACGGAAGGTATTTGGAAGTGTTCCCCACATATTTGACGGAAACACAGAAGCCATTGATTTGCTAGTACCTGGTTTGTAGGTTTCAGTTCTAGTCCATGTAGTTGCTGGTTTGCCATCAAATCCAGCAGTAGCCTTTAGATTAAGAATATCAACTTTACCTGCATTTGTAAATGTGTATCTAATTCTTACTCTTGTAGCATCAAGAAACTCGTAGCTATTGATTTTTACACCAAGATCTACACCCTCAGTTGGAGCAGGAGGGAGTGTAACATTGATAGAAGTCATTGCTACATTGTCATTCTCATTAGTTTCCTGAACAAAATTGTTAGGATCTACAGTAAGAACAAACTGGCACACCCCACTAAATGTATTAGGAACTGTGTAAGGAATAGTTGCAGATACAGAGGTTTGTCCAGCAAGAACAGTTACACTACCTGTGTAAAAGTTTAAACTTGCATTATCTGCACGCTTAAATGACAACAACACTGGTACTACAGTATCTACGGTAACTGGTTTATCTGCAATTACAGAATAGGTTACATTGACAATAGAACCTTGTTGCACTGTACTTTGACTAGAAACTGCACCATAATAGTTATGAGTTGGACCAGGAGTTGGATCTCCAGGATCTGTTCCAGCTGCTTGAGTTACAGCAGCAAACATATCTACTACACCATAGCCTAGTTCAGATGACCAACCATCAGCATTGTATACATATCCGCCTGTTTTTCTACATGAGTTTTTGAGGATATCCTTTACTTGACTTTCTGTAAGATCAGGATTCTTTACAAGAACAGCAGCGGCTACTGCAGCCATTGCTGGACAAGATGCTGATGTACCTGAGAATCCTTTGTATGAATCAGGACCATAACCTGATGCACCTGTTCTATCTACAGTCCATAGACTAACACCAGGTGCAGCTGCAAATGTTTTTGGTCCATAGTTACTAAATGATGCTCTAGTATTTGTAGATGTAGATGCACCAACTGCCATTACAGAAGGGTATGCAGCAGGATTTTGTGTAAAGTTAGGATTGTTCTGATTACCGCTAGAAGCAAAGATTGGAATACCCTTACCATTTCTAGCTACAGTTTTAGCTGTATTTAGTGCATTTACAAATACTGGGTAGTTACCTGTTCCACCCCATGACATAGATATGGCATAACATTTTGGGTTAGCAATTGCTTTATTAACCGCTCTAGTTACAATAGTATCTGATGTTCTAAAACTTCCACCTGATGTGCTGTCATATCCAATATGTAAGAATTGAACTTTAAGTTTATTGTTACCTAGGGACATTGTACCAATATTATTATTACATACTGCGGCAATAACTCCTGTGCAGGATGTGCCGTGATTTTCATATTCACTGATAGGGTTTACATCAGCAGTATCTGTGACACAGTTCCATGATAATGAACTAATTGCACCTTGTAAATCCTCATGTCCAGTTTCACAAGCAACATCTAGTACTGCAACTTCCCCCATACCATCTGCTGGTAAAATAGACCATGCTTCAGCAGCTTTCATATTAGGAAGATGCCAGTGACCGTTGTATACTGTCTCAGCATCTATTGCCATTGGTACAATGTAGTCTGGTTCTACACTTATAAAAATATCAGTAGACATAAGACTTCCGTAGAAAGAATCAAATGAAACAAAATCGGGAACCTCAACAAAAAAAGTTTTGGTTGTTTCATAGGATTCTTTAACTACTATTCCATTGAGTTTAAAGTAGTTAGTTGCTTCACCATGATTTTTTGCTATGATTATAGCAAGGCCTGTGGAGATCTGGTCTAATGATGCATCTACTTGATTGCTCTGTGATACTTTAGCTGTATCAGGAGTAACCTCAGTTTCATCCTTAAATACAATGATACCAAAAGGCTCATGTATTTCTAGAACATTAGACTTATTTTTATTTTTCTCAAAAGACTTTTTGTCTTTAAACTTTACTGAATTAATTTTCATGTATTTATATTTATAATTGCACATTCCAAGGAGCTCCTGCAACTATGGCATCAGTAATAACTGAGTCGTCTGTACCCCAAGATTGAACTATGGCCTCATCAACTCTATAGTGACCCTCATACATTTTAATATCAGAGTCGTTAAGCAATTGATAGTAGGCTACACAGTCTGGATAGGATAATATCCATCCTATTTTAGTTAGGTTTACATTAAAGTACGGTATTGGGGTTGCTAAAGTTGAAATAATCATTTTCTTATTTATTAGGTGAAATACGTTCCACTAGCTGCCCACGATGTTGCTGCTATGCTAGCCCCTGAAAACTGCCACCCATAAGTTGTAGAAGGGGTAGTTGCTGTTCTCTTAAGACCACCATACCATCCAGTTGGTGGATTTGTATTTGTTGTAGTTGCTACATATGATAAATATCTGTAAAGGAATGTTACAGTGGCTGTTATCCCGCTAAATATAACTGGGACTGGCATATCACTTGGGTGATCAAAGTTAATGTTTACGTTAGAGGTTCCTGCCCCGGTATATGTAAATGCAAAATTAAAGTGCACCACGTTTCCAATTTGAAACCATCTATATCTTAAGGTTCCACCAGTTGGAGCTGTTCCTCCCCATGACGGGGTAACTGGCAATGTTTGCTCCCCTAAATCTTTAAATGTAAAGCTAGAAGCAAGAGCAGATGCAGCTGTGTTGTTAGCCCTCATAGAATAAGCGGACAGTGCAACACCTGTAGCGCTGTCAACATAAGCCGTCGTGGCTATCTGAGTGTTGTTTGTTCCAGCGGTTGCAGTTGGAGCGGTTGGTGTTCCTGTAAATGCTGGTGAAGCAATGTTAGCAGGGGTGTAACCCAAGATGGTAGGAATAGATGCAGTCTTCCATTGTCCCGGAGAAACCGAGTTGTCGTA